TGGCGCTCTATTTCCCCAAGCATAACCGCTTATTTGTCGAGTTTTGGACACCTAAAGACAGTTTGCTCGAGCGGGCCAAAACCGACCGAGTGCCTTACGATAAATGGTTAAAGGCTGGTTTTATCCATGCGCCACCGGGTAAGGCGGTGAATTATGGTTTTGTTGCCCACCGAATCGGTGAGCTAACAGCCATGTTTGATATCAAATGCATCGCTTTTGACCAATACCGCATCAAATACCTTGAGCCTGAACTGGAAAGCAACTCGGTCAGTGTCGTTTTGGTACCGCACGGGCAGGGCTATTACAAAGCGCAGGAATCCGGTTTATGGATGCCGCGTTCCATCGAATTGTTTGAAGAGAAAATCAATAACAAAGAGTTAATTATCAAGCGTAACCCTTGCCTGCGCTGGAATGCAGCCTCAGCGGTACTCGAGGCAGACCAGAAAGATAACCGCATCTTTGCCAAGAAGAAAAGTACTGGCCGTATTGACGGCGTGGTTGCTTCTGCCATGGCAATTGGCGCTGCTGAAGATGCTGATATTGAAGAGGATGGCGATCTGGATGGTTTCTTTGATAACCCAATAATAGTAGGTATCTAATGGCACAAAATAAACATCCGGGGCGCGTTAAAAGCGCGCTCCTTAACTGGCTTGGTGTGCCAATTAGCCTCACTACTGGCACCTTCTTTCAGGAGTGGTTTGGCACCAGCAGCAGCGGCAAGGTGGTCACGGCGGATAAAGTGATTCAGTTGGCCGCAGCATGGGCATGTGTTCGGCTTATTAGTGAGTCAGTTTCGACTCTTCCACTGAAATTATATAAGCGGATGCCGGACGGTTCCCGAGGTACCGCGACTGACCACCCGTTATATCCCGTGTTATGCCGCAGTCCGAATTCAGAAATGACGCCTTCGCGCTTTATGTTGATGCTGGTGGCCAGTATCTGTTTGCGGGGCAATGCGTTTATAGAAAAGAGAATGATCGGCAATCGCGTTATCTCTCTTATTCCGCTGTTGCCGCAGAATATGGTGGTTAAACGCCTGGACAGCGGGCAGCTTGAATACACCTATACCGAGAACGGTAAGAAACGGGTGATACCGGTCAAAACCATGATGCACATCCGGGGATTTGGTCTGGATGGTATGTGTGGATTAATGCCGATGAATACCGGTCGGGACGTATTTGGTTCAGCCATGGCGATCGAAGAGTCTGCGGCGAAAGTATTTGAAAATGGGATGCAAAACTCGGGCTTTCTTTCCAGCAAAGCCGCCCTGAAAGGCGAACAGAGAGAAGCATTGCGTAAAAGCATCTCAGCATTCACCGGTTCAAAAAATGCCGGTAAGGTCATGGTACTGGAAGCGGATTTAACCTACCAAAGCGTGACCATGAACCCGGAAGATGCCCAGATGTTGGAGAGTCGGGCATTCAGTATCGAAGAGATTTGCCGCTGGTTTAGGGTGCCGCCATTTATGGTGGGCCATATGACCAAGCAAAGCAGTTGGGCCTCCAGTGTTGAGGGCATGAACCTTCTTTTCTTGAGCAACACCTTGCGCCCGCTGTTGGTTAATATTGAACAGGAGATTGTCCGTTGCCTGCTGGCCGGTGATGAGGATTACTTTGCTGAATTCTCTGTTGAAGGTCTATTGCGTGCTGACAGTGCGGGCCGTTCTGCTTACTACACCACGGCATTGCAAAACGGCTGGATGAACCGCAACGATGTTCGCCGCCTTGAAAATCTGCCACCGATACCGGGCGGCGATATCTATACCGTGCAGCTCAACCTTACGCCGATTGATCAGCTAGGCAGTGATTCAACCTCCGGTAGCGAAAAGGCGCGCGCTGCGCTTGAATCGTGGTTATTCCCGGAAAGATCTAACCCTCTTCAGTCTAAAACCGGCTCAACAGAGCAGAACAGCACCGAATCTCAGGAGTAAACCCAATGACAATTAAAAACCTTCCGGCAGCGCCGGTGGGACGCCCGTGCGCGGGTGTTTCCTGTGAGGTTGCGCCAAGTGCGGTAGAGCGCTGGAACGGTGGATTAAAAGCTGCTGACACTGGCGAAAACAGCATTTCAATCTTTGACGTAATCGGACAGGACTACTGGGGCGAGGGGGTCAGCACCAAACGTATTGCTGCCGCGTTGCGGTCGATGGGCGGTGAAGATGTGACGGTTAACATCAACTCGCCCGGTGGTGACATGTTCGAGGGGCTGGCTATTTATAACCTGCTGCGTGAGTACAGCGGCAAAGTCACGGTGAAAGTGTTGGGAATTGCCGCCTCGGCCGCTTCCATTATTGCCATGGCCGGTGATGAGGTGCAGATCGGGCGCGGCGCGTTTTTGATGATCCACAACTGTTGGATTGTCATGATGGGCAACCGTCACGATCTGGCAAAAGCGGCTATTGATATTGAGCCTTTTGATCGGGCGATGGGTGATATCTATTCAGCCAGAACCGGCCTGCCAGCAGCAGACATTGCAGCCATGATGGACAATGAAACCTACATTGCTGGCAGTGATGCTGTCGAAAAAAGCTTCGCAGACAGTTTGTTATCGGCTGATGAAATTACCAATGATGACCAAAGCCCATCAGCAGCCATTCGCAAACTCGATGCGCTGCTGGCAAAAGCCAATACCCCACGTTCCGAGCGTCGAAAATTACTTAAAGCCTTAACCGACAGTATGCCAGGCGCTGCTGTTACTCCATCCGGTACGCCAAGCGCTACCACCGAAATCAATACTGAAACTTTAGCCGGTCTTGAGTCTGCATTAAACGGACTGAAAGCGGCGTGCCAATAATTTGGAGAATATATGTCTGATGTAAATGAATTACTGAAAAAGGTATCAGCTCAGTTGGAGAAAACCTCCAGTGAGTTCACCGCTAAAGCAGAAGCGGCGCTGGCAGAGGCTAAAAACTCAGGGCAATTATCTGCGGAGACTAAAACAGCGGTCGATAAAATTGCAACTGAGTTTAATGCGTTAACCGAAGCCAATAAAACGCTCAAATCCTCTTTGGGGGAACTGGAACAACATGTTGCTCAGATGCCATTGGCAAATGCCGTTAACACCGTACAAAGCATCGGTCAGATCGTTGTTTCGGCTGAGAATGTCAAAGCATTTGCCGCCAGCATTGAAGGGGGTAAACGTATCAGCGTTCCTGTCAGTGCGGCTCTGCTTTCCACTGGTGTAGCCGAGGGTGTGGTTGAACCACAACGCCTACCTGGCATTGATATTGCACCCAAACAGCGCCTGTTTATCCGTGACTTAATTGCTCCGGGTCGTACCGGTTCCCCGGCAATTTTCTGGGTGCAGCAGACCGGATTTACCAATGCCGCCAAAGTGGTACCTGAGGGGACAGCCAAACCTTATAGCGGCATTGAGTTTGCTACCAAAATCACGCCAGTGACGACCATTGCGCATATGTTCAAGGCATCCAAACAGATCATGGATGATTTTGCACAACTGCAATCCACGGTTGATGCAGAAATGCGCTACGGCCTGAAATACGTTGAAGAACAAGAAATTTTGTTTGGTGACGGCACTGGCGCTCACTTACACGGCATCGTGCCACAGGCGACTGCTTTTGCTGCTGCCTTTTCCGTCGCGCAACAGAATGGTATCGACGATCTGCGACTTGCCATGTTACAGGCCCAACTGGCGCGTTTCCCTGCTTCTGGTCATGTGCTCCACTTTATCGACTGGGCCAAGATTGAACTGACCAAAGACACGCTGGGTCGTTACATTCTGGCCAATCCTACCGGCTTAACTGGCCCAACCTTGTGGGGGCTACCAGTAGTGGCCACTGAAACCGCGGCATTCAAAGGCAAGTTCCTGACCGGTGCATTTAATGCAGCGGCCCAGCTATTTGACCGTGAAGATGCCAATGTGGTGATCAGTACCGAAAATGCCGACGACTTTGAGAAAAACATGATTTCAATTCGTTGTGAAGAACGCCTGGCATTAGCGGTTAAACGTCCTGAAGCCTTTATTTACGGCAGCTTCACCCCTCCCGCAGCAGAATAAATACTGAAAATGAGCGGCCACATGGCCGCCATTTACTGAGGTAATACGATGAAATTAATAGCGATTAAGCCTATTTATATTGATGGTGCCGTTGCAACTGAGGGGACTGAAATTGAAACGGGCGAACAGCATGGCCGCGAATTATTGATAAAAGGCTATGCAAAATTGCCGGATGAATTACAACCTGCGGAGCCAGAACCGGAGGCGAGTGCTGGTGGTAAGAAATCCAAAGCTAAATAAGGTTCTACCATGATCGATATCCTCGTTGTTAAAGAGCATTGTCGGCTGGATTCTGATGCAGATGAAACCTTACTGAAGATATATATGCGGGCCGCCTGGCGATATGTTGAAAACTACACACGGCGGACAATTCTTGAAGATGCTGCAGATCCTGCTTTTGGCGAAGAGTCTCTCTTTCTTGATGATGACGTACTGACAGCCATGCTGCTCTGTATTGGTCATTGGTATGAGAATAGGGAAGCAACTTCGACTATTGAATCATCAGAGGTTCCATTTGCAGTCACTTCAATTCTCCAGCCTTACCGCATCTATGGGGTATAGCTATGACTCAACGTAGATTGACTGAAGTTGCAGCCACCTACCGCACACCGTCGATTGGCGAGCTAAACAAACGAGCCCAGTTCCGTACCCGCGAAGATGTTCCCGGCAACGGGCATATGGGGGTTGATACTGTCTACCACAACGCCTTCGATACCTGGGCAAAGCTGTCAGCCATTGGTGATTCTGTCCGTATCGGTTCGGTGCAGATAGATGTCGCCATTACGCACCGCATTGTGATCCGCTACCGAGCGGGTGTCACTACCGATGATGAGGTGGTGATTGCGGGCATGGTTTACCGGGTCAAGGGAACCACCAACTTGAATGAAGCCAGCCGCTTTCTGGTTATCACTGCTGAAGAGCTGGGTACCGTGGAAGCTATCGGGGAGGGGCATTAATGGGTATTGAAAACTCAACCAGCGGTTTATACCTGCATGTCGATTTTGCTAAAGCGCCGGAGCTAACCTTTAACAAAGCGCGCGTCCGGCGGGCATTTGTCACCGTCGGGCAGAGTGTGTTGCGTGAATCGCGGCGCCTGGTGGCGCGGCGGGCGATATCGAAAGCCGGAGAAGCACCAGGCTACCGAACAGGGGCGCTGGCTAGATCCATTGGTTTTCGTGTGCCAACCGCGACCGCCAATCGCCCCGGCTTTCTGGTTCGCATCGCCCCCAACCAGAAAGGCGGTAAAGGCTCTCGCCCCATTACCGGGGATTTTTATCCGGCTTTTCTTGATTACGGCGTTCGCCGCAAGGCAAAACGTAATAAAAATCACCGTCGCGGCGGTTCCGGTGGCGATGGCTGGAAAATCAAACCGCGTAAAAACTTTATGGAGCAGGCGCTGCTAAATCGCCGTGCGTGGATTGAACGCGTGCTGTTTGAAGCACTGCAAAGCTCACTGAGGCCGGTTAAAAAATGAAACTCTCATTGATTATTAATGCGCTGCGATTGCGCTGCCCATCATTTGATGGACGAATATCCGGTGCTGCTGAATATGCGCCGCTTGCTGAAACGGCAAAAATGAAAATCCCCGCCGCCTGGGTCATTCCGCTGGCTGACAATGTCGGTGAACAAAAGTCACAAACCGACTACTGGCAGGATCTTACTGACGGTTTTGCGGTGATTGTGGTGCTGGATAACACCCCTGATCAGCGTGGGCAAAAAGCCGCCTTTGATGCGGTGGATGATATCCGCGCTGAGTTGTTTAAAGCGCTGTTGGGCTGGGAGCCTGAATCCTGCTATGACCCGATTCAGTATGATGGTGGCAACCTGCTGGATATGAACCGCGCTCACCTTTACTACCAGTATGACTTCTCAGCCATACGGGATATCACAGTGGAAGATACCCACCAGTGGGACGACCTGCAACAGCTTGCCGAGCTGGAGCGGATCATGGTGGATGTCGACTTTATCACCCCTGACGGCACCATTGAACACAAGTTAAACATCCCCCTTAACGACGAGTAACCCCTTATGCATGTGATCCCCAAAGATGGCCGGTCAGTTCCTGACCCGGTCAGAGGTGACTTTTTGCCCGCAGCGGGCCGAAACGTCGATGAAAATATCTACTGGCACCGCCGGGTAGTCTCAGGGGAAGTGACCGTTAAGGCCGCAGAACCTGAAGAAACTGCACCACCGGCACCCCTCGTTCAACCTGAGCAAAAGGCCAAAAAACAATGATCAGCTTTAACCACATCCCAAATGATTTACGGGTGCCGTTGTTCTTTGCCGAAATGGACAACAGCGCGGCGAATACGGCACAAGACAGTGGGCCTTCGCTCATTATCGCCCACGCGCTGGAAGACAGTTCGATTGAGAAGAATACGCTCGTTATTATGCCATCGGCAGACAGGGCGGGGCAGGTGTCCGGACGGGGTAGTCAGTTAGCCCGCATGGTAGCGGCCTATCGCGCGGTCGATCCCTTTGGTGAGTTATGGGTGGTTGCGGTGCCTGAAGTGGCGGGCGATCCGGCCACTGGCACCCTCACTGTCACCGGCACAGCACAAGCTTCCGGCACATTGTCGATTTATATCGGCTCTACTCGGGTGCAAGTGGTGGTTACTGCGCTGGATACACCGACCATTATCGGCACCAGCATTGCTGTAGCGGTAAATGCGCTGGTTGATCTACCTGTTATCGCCGCTGCTACGGCGGGCGTGGTCACTATTGAGGCTAAAAATAGCGGACTCACCGGTAACGGCCTGCCTATCAGCCTGAACTATCGCGGCACGGTGGGTGGTGAGCAGAACCCCTCCGGCGTGAATGTGGCGATCGCTCCGCTGGCGGGCGGGGCTGGCGCGCCAAACCTGTCTGCCACTATTGCCACCCTGGGTGATGAGCTGTTTGATTTTATCGCTTTCCCGTTCAATGACTCAGCATCTCTGGCCACCATCGGCAAAGAGATGAATGACGACAGCGGGCGCTGGAGCTGGTCGCGGCAGTTATACGGTCATGTGTATACCGCGAAAGTGGGTGATTTGTCGGATCTGGTGGCTTTTGGTGCCACCTTCAACGACCCACACCTGACCATTGCCGGTTATGAAACCGGCGTCCAGATGGCAACCGATGAGCTGATTGCAGCTCGCATCGCACGTAATTCGGTATTTATCCGTAATGATCCGGCACGACCTACGCAAACCGGCCTGTTAAATGACGCACTTCCGGCTCCGGTGGGGACGCGTTTCATTCTGTCCGAGCAGCAATCCTTGTTAACCCACGGCATCGCCACGGCTTACAGCGAGGGCGGGGTGTTGCGCATTCAGCGTGATATCACCACCTATCAGAAAAACAGCTACGGCAATGCCGATAACAGTTTCCTTGATAGTGAAACCTTGCATACCAGCGCTTACGTGCTGCGTCGCTTGAAATCGGTGATCACCAGCAAGTACCCACGCCATAAGCTGGCGAACGATGGTACCCGCTTCGGCGCAGGCCAGGCAATTGTCACGCCGAAGGTTATTAAGGGGGAGATGCTCTCCATTTATCGCCAGTTAGAGCGCGCGGGCATTGTTGAGAACTTTGAGCTGTTCAAGCAATACCTGATTGTCGAGCGCAACGCGGATAACCCTAACCGGCTCGATGTGCTGTTCCCACCTGATTATGTCAACCAACTGCGCGTGTTTGCGCTGCTTAATCAGTTCCGTCTGCAATATAGCGAAGAGGTGGCCTAAATGGCTCGAATTGGCGGCACGTGCTTTTTTAAAATTGATGGTCAGCAACTATCTCTGACTGGCGGCATTGAGGTGCCAATGAATACGGCGGTGAAGGACGATGTGATCGGGCTGGATGGTTCAGTGGATTATAAAGAAACTCACCGCGCACCTTATATCAAAGGGACATTTAAAGTCCCGAAAGAGTACCCGATCAGCAAGATCACTTCCGCAGATACCATGACTATCACCAGTGAGCTGGCGAACAGTCAGGTGTATGTGCTTTCCAGTGCCTGGCTGCATGGTGAAGCGAACCATAATGCCGAGGAAGGTACGGTAGATATGGAATTCCACGGGCAAGAGGGCTTTTACCAATGATTGTGACATTAACCAGAGAAATTACCGTGGGTGGGGAAAAGGTCAAAGAGTTAAATATTCGCGCACCTGAATATGATGAAATTGCTAAATTCGGCATGCCTTTTTCTTATTCGGATAACGGCAGTGCCAAAATTGATATGAGCTGCACGCTGGCTTATTTACCCGTACTGGCCAGTATCCCCACCTCATCGGCTAAGCAACTCTTGCCGAAAGACCTGATCACCATCTCAATGCAGATAGTGGGTTTTTTTACGGCATCAACAGTGTCAGTGAGCTAACCAGTCGCGTCTATAACATTGCCTATTTCTGGCGAATGAACCCCCTTACCGTCATGGCTTGCCCGCTGTCCAAAATATTTGAGATGGAGGCGCAGGCCGAACGCATTAATTCGGAGCTAAATAATGTCAGATAGTTTTCAGTTAAAAGCGATTATTACTGGCGTCAATAAGTTATCTCCGGCGTTGACCACTATGCAGAAGGATCTGCGTAAGTTTAAGGGGGAATTTAAAGACGTTATGCAAAGTGTGGCGATGATGGGCGCTGCCATTGGTGGCGCTTTCATTATTCCCATTAATCAGGCGATGGAGTTTGAATCCTCCATGGCTGATGTGCGTAAGGTTGTGGACTTTGACACGCCTGCACAATTTAAGGAGATGGGCGAAGATATATTAAAGCTATCCACCGAACTCCCGATGGCTGCGAATGGAATCGCTGCCATCGTTGCGGCGGGTGGTCAGGCGGGTATTGCCCGCAGTGATTTGAAAGCTTTTGCGACCGATGCGGTGAAGATGGGTATCGCTTTCGATCAGACGGCAGAAGAGTCCGGCCAGATGATGGCCCAGTGGCGCACCGCGTTTAAACTGACTCAAAATGAAGTGGTTACGCTGGCGGATAAGGTTAACTATCTGGGTAATAACGGCCCGGCGAATGCGGCAAAAATATCAGAAATTGTCACCCGAATCGGCCCGCTAGGGGGTATTGCTGGCCTGGCCTCAGGGGAAATCGCCGCAATGGGCGCGACTATCGCCGGGATGGGGGTAGAGTCAGAGATCGCCTCCACGGGCATTAAAAACTTTATGCTGTCATTAACCTCAGGGAAGGCCGCGACAGCCTCACAGAAAAAAGCGTTACGGGCATTAAGAATTAACCCCAAGCAACTCGCAGTTGATATGCAGAAAGACTCTAAGGCAGCAATGCTCAAGGTATTAGAGTCATTAAATAAGTTACCAAAAGCTGAGCAGTCAGCCATGTTGACACAGCTCTTTGGCAAAGAATCACTTGCTGCCATCGCGCCTTTATTGGCTAACCTTGATTTATTGAAAAAAAACTTCAACAGGGTTTCAGATGCACAGATTTACTCTGGCTCGATGCAAAAAGAGTATGAATCCAGAGCGGCCACCACGGCTAACGCAATTAAGTTGCTTAAAGGTCAGTTAGAGGCTGCCAGTATTACGCTGGGAGATATGTTCCTTCCCTATATTACCGAGGGTACTAAAGAGCTTAAGCCGCTTTTAGAACAATTCCGACAATGGGTGAAAGCCAACCCTGAATTAATAAAGACAGTCTTTAAATTAGGCATTTATTTAATTTCTGTTGCTACTGGTGTTACAGCGGTCACGAAAGCGATCGGCATCATGAATTTCGTCACCAAAATGTCACCGCTGGGTAAGTTACTTACGCTGCTGATCGGTGCTGGTGCGCTGATTGTGGCTAACTGGGATACGGTGGGTCCGGTATTTAAAGAGGTATGGAACCAGATTAAGCCTATCGTCGATCTGGTGGGTGGCTGGGAAGGGGCAATGAAAGGGCTAGCGCTGTATATGGCAGGCGATTTTGCTTTCTCATTTTTGAAAGGGATTAATGCTGGTGGCGCAGGTGTTAGAGGGCTTAATGGTGCACTAAAAACGCTCATCTCTTATGGTGGTCAAATGGTCACTATTGGTGTGATTATCAGCTTGTTTAAGCAACTGGACGATCTGAGTAAAGAGTCGCAGGCTACCAATAAATCCAAAGGGGATATTCTGGTTGATAGGTTGAACAAAGGGGAGCAGGACAGGGGCTACACTGGGTTCATCCCCCGCATGAAAGAGCTGCTAAATATGGATGGCAGTCAAAACTCTAAGGTGCCATTAGCTTCCGCCCGACCTCAGGCAGTCAATGGGGAAATTACGGTTAAGTTTGATAATGCGCCTCCGGGCATGTCCGTCACCGAATCCAGGACTAGCCAGTCAGGTTTTGGTATTGGTTACGATGTTGGCTATAACCGCTTCGCTAATAAGTAATTGATAACCCACTGACCCACTTCGGTGGGTTTTTTTATGCCCGGAGAATGTATGAGCTGGAAAGATAAGCTATTACCGGCCTCGTTTCGTGGTGTGCCATTTAAAACGCAGGATGATGAGGCCACTTTCGGGCGCAGGACACAAACCCATGAATACCCCAACCGCGATAAGCCTTACTCCGAAGATCTGGGGCGGGTGACGCGCCGCGATACCCTTTCAGCCTATCTGATTGGCGATGATTATCAGGCGCAGCGCGATCAACTGATCACCGCCATTGATCAGGCCGGGCCGGGCAAACTGATTCACCCGCAGTATGGCGAGCTAAATGTCTGTATTGATGGTGAGGTAAGAATTAGCCACAGTGCCGCTGATGGTCGTATGTGCACCATTAGCTTTAACTTTGTTGAAGCCGGTGAACTCTCTTTTCCCACCTCCGGCGTTGCCACTGGCCAGAAGCTGGTTTCTTCCTGTGATGCCATGACCGATTGTGTCACTGACGCGTTCGGCAAGGATTTTGGGCTGGAGGGGATGGCTGACTTTATCCAGAACGGCGTGATCAGTGATGCCAGCGACATGATGAATAGCGCCATTAAAACCTTTGACGGCGTGAACTCGGCGATTGCTGATGCGGGCCGCTTGCTGGATGGCGATCTGTCGGTGCTGTTAATGCCACCCAGTTCCGGCATGAACTTTGTCAATCGCCTGCAACGCATGTGGCGTTCGGGTAACAGTCTGCTGGGCAACAGTGGTGACATTATCAATAAAATTAAGGGGTTGAGCGGCTTTACTGTCGGTCGTGACCTGGCTCCGCACGGGGTATGGAAAACCGACAGCAAAACCATTCAGACCCAGACCACCCAGCGCAATGTGGTTGCTCAGGCCATCCGCACCACCGCACTGACCGAGGCGGCACAAAGCGTGGCTGATTTACCACAGGCCCGCCCGCCACTGAATACCACGGTGACCCCGCAGGCGCAACTGCCGCTGATCACCCATCCGGCGGTCACCTCGCTTAGCGACGCTGTAGCCGTTATCCCGCCAGTGACTTATGAAGCATTGACGGAGATCCGCGACAGCCTCAATACCGCCATTGATCAGGAGCTACTGCGAGTGACCGATGATGCGCTGTTCCTGGCTATCAATACCGTTCGCGCCGATGTGAATCGCGATATCAGCATGCGGCTCGAGCAGATAGAAAAAACCACCTTGCGCACGCCAGATGAAGTGCTGCCCGCGCTGGTGCTGGCGGCGGACTGGTATGACTCTGCCGCGCGTGAAACTGACATCATCGGTCGCAACCAGATAACTCATCCCGGCTTTGTGCCGGTGAAAACGCTACAGGTGCCGATCCGATGAATAACGATGTCACATTGCGGGTCAATGGCCGCGAGTGGGTAGGCTGGACTTCGGTCTCGATCTCAGCCGGTATTGAGCGCCTGGCCCGTGATTTTAATCTGGAAATCACCCGCCAATGGCCCGGCAGCGAAGAGGCCGGACATCTGCAGCCAAGAGTGAAAAAGGGTGATGCGGTCACGGTGCTGATCGGCACTGACCTGGTGGTCACTGGTTACATCGATGCCACGCCAGTGCGCTATGACGCCCGTTCGGTATCGGTGGGTATTGTTGGCCGGAGTAAAACCGAAGACCTGATCGACTGCGCCGCGCTAATAACCCAATTTACCGGGCGCTCTTTTGTGCAGATAGCCACCCAGCTTGCCGCGCCCTTTGGGGTATCGGTAGTTAATGCGGGAGTGGAAAACACCCCAATGCAGGGGCTGCAGGTGGATTACGGCGAAACTGTGGTCGATGTGCTGGATAAGATGATGGGCATTCAGCAGGTGCTGGCTTATGACAATCCAGCCGGCGCACTGGTGATTGGCCCGGTGGGTGCCTCCCGCACCGTTACCGCGCTGGTGCTGGGTGAAAATATTATCTCCTGTGACACCGAGCAGAGCATCAAAGACCGCTTTTCTGAATACGTGGTTGCCGGGCAACGGTCGGGCAATGACAACGACTTTGGCACGGCCACCACCAATGCCATCCGGGCTAAAACGGTAGACGGTGGCGTCAGCCGCTATCGACCGATGGTAATTAAGCAGAGCGGCAATGCCACTGGCTCCACGGTGATTGAACGCAGCCAGTTTGAAATGCTACGGCGGGCAGCGCGCACCGATGAAGTGACCTATACGGTGCAGGGCTGGCGGCAGGGGAACGGCGATTTGTGGTCACCCAATCAACTGGTGACGGTGTTTGATCCGGTACTGGGCTTTAACAACCGCGACATGTTAATCGCGGAGGTGACCTACAGCAAAAACGAACAAGGAACCCTTACCCAACTGCGGGTTGGCCCGCCTGATGCTTACTTACCAAAACCGCCTAACCCTGACAAAAAGCGCCGCAAAAAAGCCGAAGAGGACGAATTCTAATGAGTCGATTGTTTGCGGGGATACAGCGCGGGCTGTCCAATATGCTGGTGCGGGCGGTGGTTCGCCGCCTTGATTCCAGCAGTAAAAACCAGATGCTGCAAATCCAGATGATTGCCGATGAGTTAAAAGACAACATCGAACACCTGGAACCTTATGGCTTTACCAGCGCCGCGCATACGGGCGCGGAAGCGTTTGCCGCTTTCCCCGATGGTGACCGCTCGCACGGGGTGGTGTTGGTGGTGGCTGATCGCCGGTACCGGATTAAAGGGTTAAAGGATGGGGAGGTTGCCATTTACAGCGATGAGGGCGATAGCATTATTCTCAAGCGCGGCAACAAAATAGAGCTGAACACCAAGCAGTTTATTGTTAATGCCGAAGAAAAAACGGTATTCAACACCCCGCTTATCGAAGCTACCGGTGAGATTAAAGCCGTCGGTAACATTGAGTCGGCATCTGATATTAAAGATAAAACTGGCACCATGGCAGCAATGCGCGGTCAGTTCAATTCGCATACTCACCCGCACGGTGAACCCAATACCGACGCGCCTAACCAGAAGATGGAGTAACCGATGATCCTGATGGTCAATGGTCAACAACAATCAGCTTCTATGCCCACCGACCCCCTAACACGCGCGGTGATTATTTCTCTGTTCACCTGGCGCCGCGCTGATCCGGATGATGATGCCGAGCGGCCCATGGGGTGGTGGGGGGACAGCTACCCCACGGTACAAAATGACCGTATCGGCTCCCGACTCTATTTACTCCAGCGCACCACACTGACCAATAACACCGTCGAACTGGCGCGGGGTTATTTAGAGCAGGCGCTCGCCTGGCTAAAAGAGGACGGTGTAGTTTCACGCATCGCCATCAATCTGCAGCGGCGCGGCACCGATATATTGACCGCTGAAATAACCCTGTACCGCAACGATGGCAGTTCCCAGCTAATAACCTTTGATGATTTATGGAGTGCACTCAATGGCTGACAGCGGATTTAACCGCCCAACCCTTCCCCAGCTTATTTCGCAAATCCGCAGTGACCTTAACTCCCGCTTCCAAACTGACGCCGTGCTGCGCCGTACCGACACTGAGGTTTACAGCCGGGTACATGCGGCGGCGGTGCATACGGTTTACGGCTACATCGACTATCTGGCCCGCAACCTGTTACCGGATCAGTGTGATGAGGATTGGTTAGCGCGCCACGGCAATATGAAGCGCTGCCCACGCAAGGAACCCGCAACCGCGACCGGTTTTGTCCGCTGGGAGGGGGTCACCAACGGTATTGAATTGCCTGCCGGCAGAGTGATTCAACGTGATGATTTGCAGGAGTACACCACCACGGCGGCGGTGACCGCTGTTGCGGGTGTACTGCGAGCGCCCGTCATTTGTGCGGTCGCTGGCACGTTGGGAAATACCGATGATGGTATTGGTATGGTACTGACTCAACCGATCAATGGACTGCCATCATCCGCTGCCGCCGACAGCATCGAGGGCGGTACGGATGTGGAGCCTGTGGACGAGTGGCGGGCGCGCATCATTGAGCGCTGGTATTACTCCCCACAAGGCGGCGCTGACGGCGACTATATTATCTGGGCCAAAGAGGTACCCGGCGTAACGCGTGCCTGGACTTATCGCCACTGGATGGGAACTGGCACGGTCGGTGTGATGGTGGCCAACAGCAATCTTGAAAACCCTATCCCGGATAACGTCGTGGTCAACGCGGTGCGCGATCACATCTTACCGCTGGCTCCGGTGGCAGGGGCCAGTCTCTATATCCTTGCGCCAGTAGCAAAAGTGGTGCCGTTCCATATTCGGCTGACGCCAGATACCGCCGAAGTGCGCTATGCGGTTATCGCCGAGCTACGGGCGCTATTTCTGCGCGATGGGGTGCCGGGCGGCACACTGGATCACTCGCGTATGAACGAAGCGATCAGTATCGCCACCGGCGAATATAAGCATGTTCTGGTGAGTCCGACCGATGATGTTCAACTGGCCGCCACAGAATTGCCCATTGTGGGAGAACTGACGTGGACCTGACCGACAGCTATGCTCAGTTATTAAAAAACCTGCTGCCGCGCGGCCCGGCATGGGAAGGGGATGATCCCCTACTGCTGGGGCTTGCAGCGTCTTACTCCCGCGCCCATCAGCGCGGAGATAGCCTGATGCTAGAGCTTGACCCGCGCACCACCACCGAACTGATGGATCGCTATGAACAGCTAACCGGACTGCCGGACTCCTGCGCGCCACCGGGGGTGCAGACCTTGGCCCAACGACAACAGCGGCTGGATGCAAAAATCAATGTTACTGGCGGGATTAACAAGGGTTTCTATCTGGCGCAACTGGCGGCACTGGGCTACCCAGATGCCACTATTACCCAGTTTGAAAGTGATGTTTTTCGCTGCACCTCGATTTGCATTGATTCGCTTTATGCAGACGAGTGGCGCTACTGGTGGCAGGTCAACATGCCGAATGTCACCCAGATCACCGACATGACCTGCGCCTCGGTGTGTAGCGATAGCCTGAGAGCCTGGGGCGACACCACCGCCGAATGTGTCATTAACAAACTCTGCCCCTCGCACACCTATGTGACTTTTCTTTATCCGGAGTAACCCTTTATGCATCGTATTGATACCCCAACCGCCCAGGTTGATAAATTTGGCGCGGGCAAGAACGGCTTTACCCGTGGCAACCCACAAACGGGTGTACCGGCTACGGCTTTGGATGATGATTATTTTGATGCTGTGCAAGAGGAGATAGCCAAAGTCATTGAAAGCACTGGCGTAGCCTTGAATAAAAACAACCGTGCGCAGTTATTGGCAGCAATACAACATCTGATTACTCAGGGCATTCCCGATCTCAAAGACGCCTCATTAAGCCAAAAAGGGGTTGTTCAGTTAAGTAATGCAACCAACAGCACCAGCCAGACGCTAGCTGCCACACCAAAAGCGGTGAGTGATTTGGGAGCCTTGTTATTAAAGATCGGTAATAACCTCTCAGAAATTAAAGACGCTGGCCCGGCAGCGGTCGCGCAGACTCTCTTAAACCTTGGTTTGGGCGACGGAAGCTTAATTCCGATTGGAATACCTCTTCCATACCCATTATCCGCTGCGCCGGCTGGCTGGTTAAAGTGCAACGGATCCACATTTAGCAAAGCCACATACCCGAAATTAGCGTTGGTCTATCCATCTGGCGTGCTCCCCGATATGCGCGGGAATGTTATTCGTGGCTGGGATGATGGGCGCGGAATAGATGCAGGGCGAGTATTGCTGTCGTTTCAGGATGATGCCATTAGAAATATTACGGGTATCTACGCCCCCGCAGGCGGGAAAGCAGCGGAGGCAAGTTACTTCTCAGGTGCTTTCACGCGGCTGGATGTTTCAGCACCTCAAGGTGGGCAAGTCGTTGGCGGGAGCACTGTGCAGGGAGCTAAGTTTGATGCATCACTTGTTGTTCCCACTGCAAATGAAAACCGCATGAAAAATATTGCATTTAACTACATTGTGAGGGCAGCATAATGACGATTCAATTTGATAAAGATGGGTATGCAGTTACCTCGGGTACTGTCACTGTTTATAATTTCATGCCAGATACACGCGAATATATTGGCTCATCTTCTGAATTCATTAGCCGTGGGCAAGGACTTCCAGCGCACTCACATATAGACGAACCACTTAAAGCTAAAAAAGGCTTTGCCGTTTGTCGCACACAAGATAATAAAGATTGGGAATATGTTGCAGACCATCGCGGCGAAACCCGATATAGCACTGCCACTAAAGCTGAAGCCCTCATTAAAGAATTAGGTGAGTACCCAGAAAACACCACTGACACCGCCCCTACGCAGTTTGATATATGGAATGGCAGTGCCTGGGTAGTTGACGAAGCGGCAAAATCAGCGGCAGCGATACAATCCGCAAAGCTCAAGAAAGCCGAACTGAAAGCACTTGCTGATTCAGAGATAGAATGGCGGCAAGATGCGGTTGACGATAAGAGTGCAAGCGAAAAGGAAATAGTGGATCTTGCTGCATGGCTTAAATATCGAGTGGCCTTGATGCGCATTGATACATCAAAAGTACCGAATATTGAGTGGCCGGTAGCGCCGGAATAGTCGGTATTGGCCGGGCTGAATTGCCCGGACTATTCAGTCAGTCTACGGGTATAACTCCCTAACTGTAATAACCCGTGTTTATAAATCCTCACACCTGCATTTGATGAGGATAGCCGTACAAAAAAAACACGATAAGAATATAACTATATGTTACTTAACATTAAAATTTATATTCATCGACCACCAGTTTATTTTCTGATATATAGACTAAGGAATGTCAATCGTTTTTAAGGATGAAAAGGCAATGAGAGTAAGCGAAGAAGCACTGTTAAGCTCTGGCTTCAGTCATACAGAACTTCAGAAAATTAAAAATAACGTGGAAAGCTATGGTGGAACCCTTGGGGAAGCCATTCAAGACTTAGCCAAGCGCTTTATTATAGCTATATGTGTTGTTAGCAGTTGCCTCGCTGTATTTCTTTTCCTGGTGATGTTCGGAACTACGGAAAGTATCTTTTCTGGTGGAATTGGCCTTCTTTGCGGCATTGCTGTCGCCACTTTTATACAACCGCCAGTACTTTCTTATAAGTCTTGGCGATACTGCCGAACTAATAAAACTTAATTGGTGGTGTTATCAGTCGTCAGAAGATCGAAAATTACCTTCGCTTTAATACCATAGCCAGCAATTTTCATCGTTAATTTAGGCCTGCTCATCGTATCAACCTTTCTGTAATAGTCACGGGGAAGCCAACGAAACAATCTCCAAGCTTCTGGTTTCCTTGCTAACCCAAAAATACCATAAACGCCAGCGCTTAACGTGATTGCATTATAAAAAGCCAGACCGGATTCTGGTTTAAACCCCATAAACTGAGCTGCTTCCATGGCCTCATTAGCAAAGATACCTTCTGATTGTGATTGTTTGCCATAACGAAGGTGGCTGGCTTCTTTTGTTATTCCATTAACACCATCCATGAAGAGAATCGCACCAGCAAGAACCCCAAGTGGGGTCATTGTTGACATCATTATCATTCCGCCGAATAGAGCTGCACCAGAAACAACAATATGTACAGCCGAAATGACATACCCGACAATTTTATTATTTTCCCGGACGAACTCCACTTTGGCGTAAAGTTTCGCGGTTTTCAGCCGCAACATCTGGTCCTGTGTCTGAAGGTTTTCCGTCTCCACTCTCAGACTTTGTATGCAGGTCATACACTCTTCGTCCGATTTAGCACGTCGCGCGGCAGCGAACTGTTGCTCAACAACTTCCTTTATTTCCTGGATAAAATTTATCCGGGTCAGACTATCACTAAGGTGGGAAGCGGACAGCGTGTTCGCGATATTAATCAGCTTACGGGCCTCCAGGTTCACCATCGTTTCTGACCAGCTTGTAATCCGTCCACCTGACCGCATCCTTGAAAGTAACGTCGCATCCATTTCTTTATCCCCTGATTGTTACAATATTGTTTCAATAATACTTGGCTCTATCTGGCTACTCCTAATGATTTAANCTCCGAATGTTCTGAAAATAGAGTGATATTATGGACGCAGGTTACAAGGCTTCGTACTAGGCGTGCTAAGTTGATTGAAGTTTATATAGAGGTAGATATGAAAGGTGTTAGCGACGAGAAGTTAAAGGTCTTTGAAGGCGTTTGCATGGTGATTGGGCGTGCAGTAATTGGACTAGATGAGTTAGGTCATCCAATATCAAAAGAGTTGATAATTGGCGCCCTGGAGCAGATGCAGGATAAGGTGGCAGAAGAGGGCGGTTTTGGCCCAGTGTACCTAGAGGTGGCAATTAAGAAGATGAAAGGGTAGTTACCAGATTACAGGCAAAAAAAGCCGCCACGTTCATTGATGACAGCGAGAATAATGAATCGTGGCGGGAATATCTGGTGTTGCATTTTTTTCAAGGTGAATTTGATTTCGCATGGTTAAGATAACCCTGTGAAACTATATTAACTGTGATGGACATCAAATTAATTAGAAGCACATAGTTGCGGTGATTGGTGAGAAGTTAGCATTGTCGTGTCAACCGGTTTTACATTATGGTGCTGCTCTGTCAACCGCAGGGGGATCGGGATGGCACCCTACTGGGGGGGCATGAGGAATAATTCGCATATCTTTACGGTATTATCAATTAGTTACGGTGGTGGTCAGGTGGTGCCCGTGTGGGGATCGGAACACCAAAACCGACAACAAAATATTCCTGAAATTATTCCATCGTCAGATTACAGGCGCAAAAAAACCGGCAGCGGGGCCGGGTTGGTGGGGGGATTAAATTTCTTTTTCGCCAGAAACAACCAATTTAGGGTGAACGGTATCGACAAGTTCATAGAATTGTTCTGGTGTTTTGGATATTTTTAGTAACGTAACTATTGATGCCAAATGTTCCCGGAGCTTAGGGTGACCAATATCTTCAGTCAACCACTGATGTAGCTTGGTTTTTCTCTCTGCTTTTGTTGCTGCCTTCTTTAATTCTGGCAATAGCTCTGGTGCTAATCTGCTATATACAACGTTATTCGTTACTGTTCCTATAAAAGAGGGTCGCCAATTCTTATTTCCTATCGGTGGATACTCAAGTCCATAAATTTTGAAAAGCCCCTCATAGTAGCCTGCGGGAAATGTTGCCACCCACGGACGAAGTTCTTTTGCGACAAATTCCTCAAGAATTTTCGCTAACGCATTTTTCTCTCGATCCCTCTGATATCCTGTTGCCTCATCAATGAGCGCGATTACGCCAACTTGAGCAAAACCAAGAGTAATAGCCTCAGCTTGGGCAGCTACACGCAATGCGGCTTCGTTATTATCAAGAGCACCAGAGCGTCGGGCCAATTGCCACGCTTTGCATATGCCGGGTAATGCTTCTGCTGGAACACCATTAGCTATGAATGCCCCCGGCGCTTGCCGATACTTAAATGGCTCTTGGATCCTTCGTAGTAAGTCGTTGTCTATAAAAGGAATTACGTTTTTATGATTCACAAAGAACGGAATCTGATCCTGCGTCATTTCTCGCCTGTTTTTGCCTCCTGGAACCCGTGTCAAGGCTTCGCCAACTCCGCCGTGGGAAAAGAGCCGCTGCCCGCCAGGAAGAACGGCGCATTGCAAAGTTATATCACCGAGCTTTAACTCACCGACGTGTGTAGCTACAGGTACTTTTCTTGCTTCTAAAGCTCTATGTGATGAGGCCTTCCGTTCCTCTGCGGATAATTTTTCCGCTCGTGCTTTACCACCTCTAGCCCTTCCTGATGGTTCTTTCTTTTCTTCTTGCATGTGAGCCTTCTCGTGTTGTGAAATTATAAATAATTAAAACATATGCACGATGTAGCGTGCAACTTTTATTTTTGCACAACAAAAAAGGCCGCCTAAGCGACCTTGTTCACCCCTCTATGGGCTAGCAGTGGGTTAGCCTAAGCTACAACCGAAAATGCCTCATT